CTACTGCAGCGCCCAACTGTGTAGCAAAAGATGTACCAACATTGTTGGTATTTCTAATCTTGATTTGAGAGACAGATATAACTGACGAGTTGTTGGTAGACAAATCTCCAAAATTAGCTGGGTTAGCGTTGGCTGTGCTGGTCAAAGTCCAAGTTGACAGAGTTGAACCTGGTAAACCTACTACACCTTGAACGCCTTGGGTGCCTTGAACGCCTTGGGTGCCTTGAACGCCTTGGGTGCCTTGCGCTCCTGTAGCGCCTTGAGCGCCTGTAATGCCTTGGGTGCCTTGGACTCCCTGGGTGCCTGTAGTGCCTTGAGCACCTGTAGTGCCTTGTGCACCTGTAGTTCCCTGAGCACCCGTGGTGCCTTGTGTTCCAGTAGTTCCTTGTGCACCTGTAGTTCCCTGAGCACCCGTGGTGCCTTGCACTCCTTGTGTGCCTTGTGCACCTGTAGTTCCCTGAGCACCTGTGGTGCCTTGCACTCCTTGTGTGCCTTGTGCACCTGTGGTGCCTTGAGCACCTGTAGTGCCTTGTGCACCCGTAACTCCTTGTATGCCCTGTGTGCCTTGTGCACCTGTAGTTCCCTGAGCACCCGTGGTGCCTTGTGCACCCGTAACTCCTTGTATGCCCTGTGTGCCTTGCGCACCTGTAGTTCCCTGAGCACCCGTAACTCCTTGTATGCCCTGTGTGCCTTGCGTTCCAGTGGTTCCCTGGGTGCCTGTGGTTCCCTGGGTGCCAGTGGTTCCCTGGGTGCCAGTGGTGCCTTGAGCGCCCGTAGTGCCCTGTGCACCAGTAACACCTTGAATTAGTGCCAAAAAGATATTGAGATTGTCAGAAAAATTACTTGAACCAGTGCCACCAGATGCTGATAACGACACTGGAATTTCGGTATAAGTTGCATTTTGAGTAATAGATCCAGTGATAGTCCAAGTCTGATAATTGCTACTGTTGCCAGAATCTTGAATAATGAACTTTTCTGTAGCACTCAGAGTAGCAAGAAAAATGTCAATATCTACACCTGATGTAGTTAGGTGGCTGACATTGATCTGTGTAGCAGAAGTTTGAGCCGAATTATTCCAAATTATAAATCCGCTACCTGGATCACCGCTAGTGCTTCCAGTGTCAGCTTGATAATCAAAGAAACTGCTGGACGATCCAGTGTTGCCTTGTGTGCCGGTTATACCTTGTGTGCCCTGTGTGCCTTGTGTACCTTGTGTGCCCTGGATGCCTTGTATGCCTTGCGTGCCCTGGGTGCCCTGGGTGCCAGTCACGCCTTGAGCACCTGTAATGCCTTGTGTTCCTTGTATGCCTTGCGTGCCGGTAGTGCCTTGTGTGCCAGTGGTGCCCTGACTACCTGTTGTGCCTTGAGTGCCAGTGGTTCCTTGTGTGCCGGTTGTGCCTTGAGCACCTGTTGTGCCTTGAGCTCCCACAGTGCCTTGAGCTCCAATGGCTCCTTGAGCACCTGTAGTGCCTTGAGCACCTGTAGTGCCTTGCACTCCTTGTGTGCCTTGCGCACCCACAGTGCCTTGTGTGCCTGTGGCTCCTTGAGTTCCAGTAGTTCCTTGAGCACCTTCTATGCCCTGAGCACCCACAGTACCTTGAGCACCCTCTATACCCTGAGTTCCAGTTGTGCCCTGCACTCCTTGTGTGCCTTGTGCACCAGTTGCACCCTGAGATCCTGTTATTCCTTGCGTGCCTTGCACCCCTTGTGTACCTGTGGTGCCTTGCACTCCTTGTGTGCCTTGGGCTCCAATGGCTCCCTGAGCACCAGTAGTTCCTTGCGTACCAGTTGTGCCCTGGGCACCTGTAGCGCCTTGAGCGCCTGTGAGTCCTTGAACACTAGCTGCAATCGTCGTGACCAAACTGCTGATTGTACCATCACGCATGTATGTGGTCAGTGTTGGTGTGCCCAATGCTGCCTGAGCATACACATCAATCATGATGCGACTGTTCACACTGGCCAGCGTGCTTAGGGGCACATAGAGTTGGTTAGCATACACTGTGGCACTGGTAGCACTCACAGTAGTACCATTGCCAAAAGAACCAGTGGCCAGTGTCTGCAACACTGTGGTGCCGTCGGATGCAACTTCTTTGACGTCAAACCAATAAACAATGTTGTTGCTGTTACGGCTGGCATAAAGGGCCAGTGTCCAAAAACCGCCCAACACAGTGGTAGAATTTGGTGTGCCTGTGGGTGTGACAAAAGTGCCAACCAAAGTACCAGAACCAGTTGATGTAGTAGTGGTGATGGTGGTTTGTGTGCCACTGTTGGGAGCCAATATGAGATTCTGTGTCACGGGGCTGGTGCCACCAGTGCCGTCCAAGTACACTACCAAACCTGAGCTAACACCATTTTCACCAATCACACCCTGAGTGCCTTGTGTGCCCTGCACTCCTTGTGTGCCTTGCACTCCTTGTGTGCCTTGTGTGCCCTGCACTCCTTGTGTGCCTTGTGCACCTGTAGTGCCTTGAGCACCAACCAATCCTTGCAATCCTTGTGCACCCACAGTGCCTTGGGCTCCAGTAGTGCCTTGTGTGCCAGTGGTACCCTGTGTGCCAGTGGTGCCCTGGGCGCCCGTAGTGCCCTGCGTTCCGGTGACGCCTTGAGCACCTGTAGCACCTTGGGCACCTGTGGTTCCTTGTGCTCCAGTTACACCTGAAACTAGAGCCAAAAATACATTGAGATTATTGCCAAATCCAGACGTACCAGTGCCGCCTGAAGCAGTCAAAGACACTGGAATTTCGGTATAAGTTGCATTTTGAGTGATAGATCCAGTGATAGTCCAAGTTTGATAATTGCTACTGTTGCCAGAATCTTGGATTATGATCTGTTCGGTGACTTGCAAAGTGGCCAAAAAGATATCAATATCAACACCAGCAGTGGTCAAATGACTAACGTTTAGTTGAGAAGCTGATGACTGGGTACCAGAATTGTAAATAATAAATCCACTGCCTGGGTCGCCACTGGTCACTCCAGTTTTGATTTGATAGTCAAAGAAACTACTAGATGATCCAGTGTTGCCTTGGGTGCCAGTAGTGCCTTGTGTGCCTTGCGTTCCCAAAGTTCCTTGTACGCCTTGAGTACCTACTGTGCCTTGTGCTCCATCAGTTCCTTGAGCACCTGTTGTGCCTTGAGTACCTGTTGTGCCTTGAGTGCCTGTGGCGCCCTGAGCACCTGTTGTGCCTTGAGCACCTGTTGTGCCTTGAGCTCCGTCAATGCCTTGTGTGCCTTGAACTCCTTGAGCTCCTGTGGCTCCTTGTACTCCTTGCACACCCTGTGCACCTTCTGTGCCCTGAGCGCCCGTAGTGCCCTGAGTGCCTGTAGTACCTTGCGTGCCAGTAGTTCCTTGTGCTCCATCAGTTCCTTGAGCACCTGTTGTGCCTTGAGCTCCACTGGTAATAATACTGACACCATTGGCATAGGTAAATGCATTGCCTACTATGGTATTGCCTGTCACATTGCCTGTGACACTGACATTACTACCTAAATAAAAGTTGACACCCGATATGTTGCCGCTGGCACCAGATGTAATAAAACTGGCAGCGTTGATATTGCCAGCTACTGACAGTGCACTAGTTGCAGCATTGAACGACAGCCCGCTAGTTGTAACATTGGCCACTTGATTACTACCATTGGCACCAACCATCACTGGATAAAGAGTAGTAGAAGATGTGTTGTTGGTAGCATTGATTATGTTGCTAGGTCCAGTTGCACCTTGCGTGCCAGTAGAGCCTTGAGCGCCAGTGGTTCCTTGCGTACCTGAGGTACCTTGTGTGCCAGTAGAGCCTTGAGTGCCTTGTGTTCCATTTACTCCATTGGTACCTTGTGCACCTGTAGTACCTTGACCACCTGTAACACCTTGTACACCTTGAGTGCCATTGGTTCCTCCTGTGCCTTGAGCTCCTGTGGTTCCCTGTGCTCCAGTTGGGCCTGCGGCTCCGGCCAAGTTCACAGACCAACTTGAGTAAAGACCGCTGCCTGTGGTAGAAGTTACATTTACAACCAAAGACCCTGTACCTGAATCATAAGAAGTGACAGTGCCTTCCATTTTGTTGGAACCGTCGTAGGCTATGATCACAGTTTGACCTGGGCTGTAGTTGAGTCCAGTACTGACTGTGAGTGTCTGAGTGCCAGTGCCAATGGTCAGCGATGTAGAGCTAGTGGTCTGATACCTATCACCCAATCCTTGTACACCCTGAGCACCCGTGGTGCCCTGACCACCTGTGGTACCTTGAGTGCCTGTGGTGCCTTGAGCACCCGTAGTGCCTTGAGCACCCGTAGTGCCTTGAGTTCCATTGACTCCGTCAGTGCCTTGTGCACCCGTAGCGCCTTGAGTTCCATTGACTCCGTCAGTGCCTTGCGCACCCGTAGCGCCTTGAGTTCCATTGACTCCGTCAGTGCCCTGAGCTCCTGTAGTACCTTGCACACCCCCAGTGCCCTGAGCTCCTGTGGTGCCTTGAGTACCAGAACCAGTGGCACCTTGAGTGCCTACTCCAGTAGCGCCTTGAGCACCTGTAGTTCCTTGCCCACCTGTGGTACCTTGTGTGCCTGCTCCAGTTGTGCCTTGTGTGCCAGTGTCTCCTTGCACTCCGCCAACGCCTTGCACACCTTGACTACCACCAACACCTTGCACACCTTGACTTCCTACTGCTCCTTGCACTCCACCAGTGCCTTGTGTACCTACACTACCTTGAGTTCCTTGTGATCCCAACACTCCTTGAATGCCTTGCGCACCTGTGGTGCCTTGAGCACCTGCGGTGCCTGTTGAGCCACCAACTCCTTGCACTCCTTGAGTACCACCAGTACCTTGTACACCTTGTACACCGCTGGCCCCTTGAACTCCTGGAGATCCTGGAGCACCTTGGCTACCAGTAGCACCCAATGTTCCTTGAGTACCTTGAGTACCTCCAGTTCCTTGAGTGCCCCCAGTTCCTTGGATGCCAACAGTGCCTTGTGCACCTGTGGTGCCTTGAGTACCTGCTCCAGTTGTGCCTTGTGTACCAGTTGTGCCCTGACTACCTGTGGTGCCTTGTGCACCTGACCCAACTGGTTGACCGTTTGAGAAGTAAAATGACTGCGCAATCAATTTGTCAATGTTGCTGACGCTGACAGCCTCGACATTGGAAGAAATTATAGCATTGCCTAAATATATACTGCTGTTGCTTAGCCAAATATCTTGCCATCGTGAGCTGGCACTGCCCAAATCGTACACATTGTTTGACCCTGGTAGCACATTGCCTTGGAATGTTACAGCAGTGTTTGAAAACACTACTACATTGCTTGTGCCGTTGATGCCCACAGTAACATTTGAGTTAGCAGCTAGCACTGCTACGTTACTGAGTCCATTGGCAATAGCTGTGCCGTTGCCAGCACCACCGCCTGAAATACCAGTTAGAAAAGCTCCATTGCCATAAAAATACTGTGCATGCACTTCGCTGAAAGGAAATGCACTGCTACCAAGATCATACACACCAGCAATTTTAGGTAAAGTGCTGCTGGCCAAAGTGATATTGCCAATGCCATTGCCAGCTATTTCAATGTCAAGGTTCAGCACGCTGGTGCTGACCACATTGTTACTGATGACCACATTGGAGTTTACCGGACCAGCAGCCCAGACGTTAGCAAAGTTATTGTTTACTGCGGTAAATGCATTGCGCAGTGATTCTCCAGTGCCATCATTGGGCGAAGTGCCTGTGTTTATAACTTGCTGTGGTGTGCTCATTTTGTTCCAAAATGTCCTATCCTATATTTAGCACACCCAATCCAGATGTCAAATGGCGAAAATGGAACAAAAATCTTTGATGTTCATGTGTTCAATGTTGGTTACTGCGGCAAAATTAGGCACCTCGACTGACTCTGGACCTGTGACTCTGACCAGTTTGCATTCAGGAAAATCTTTGGCTATTTGAATCAGTTGTCTGATCCAATTGCCTGCATAGGTAGGCCGAGCAGCACTGGTTTTGTAAAACTCAGTGTTAGCATAGACATTGTTGAAATGAGTATCAACACTGCCTAGATCAAATCCAATGAGAAAAATTGGAGTATGCCTATCAATGCAAGCTATAGCAGTAGCAATCTGTCCTGAGCTGTATCCCCAATAATGATCAGGTATTCTTTTGGCACCAAGCCCAGGCAATGGCTTGCGAGTGTAAAATTTGTTTTGTTGAGCGTATCCTGAATGCTGAATGGTCTCACTGATTTGCCTATCGGCTGCTATCAAAACATCAGGCACAAACTCTCGATACAGTGCATTGCAGCCATACACAGTGCCATGATTTTTCAAAATTTTGATGTCAATGGCTTGGCGACTGCGACCATTGCCGAGCACAAAAGCTGGAGTCATAAAAAAATCCTCTCAGTATGTATCTGAGAGGATTGATCAAACCAGCAAAAATCAACTGGTGGCTTTGACCACTTGAGCCAATTGAAGACTGCCGTTTTGGGCATTGGCGCCATTGATAATTTCTGCGCCAGACCATGTAACTGTGCCTTCGTCTGTGAAGAAGTTGGTTGGATAGAAATTTTCACTGCTGTAGTTGTTGGTACCAGCGTTGGAATCACTGTAGTTGGCATAGGTCATGCCGTTCCAGTCACGAATCCACTTGTTAGTGATGTAGCTGGCATACACAGCAGAACTGTCGCCCACTGAATACTCAATGCTCATAAATCCTGCAGCAGGAGTCCCTGAGTTTTCCAGCACACAGATGCCCACAGGATAAGCTGTGCCATTGCCGCTGCCGCCGACAGATGTGGCTGTAAAAATATCACCCACAGCCACAGTGTCACGCCCTGCACCAGCAGCAGCCCAATCAGTGGTTGTGCCAACTGAAGCTATGGAATAGGCCTGGCCCACAATAAAACTTCCATCAGCTGTGGTACTGGCCACATAGGCTACCAAAAACTTGTGTGCACCTTTTTGGCGGATCAGTCTACCGTTGCCAGCACCAGTAGAGGTGCCATCAGCCAGTTCAATATTGACCTGAGGAAGAATAATTGGATAGCTGGTAGTTGTGGCAGTAGAGCTCAAACCACCCACTACACCCAAGAAGTCTGCAGCACTGAGAGTATCAGCAGAATTATAAACTGGATTGGTCAGCGATCCAAAGTTTGGATAGCCTTGATCCACTGGCACTGCTGCAGCAGGTTGATTGCTTGTACCATTGGAATTGATAGTGATACCTTGAGAGGTACCGTATTTTTGTATTTTGATAGAGCGTCCCATTGTTTTCTCCTTATAGAAGCCCGATGCGGGTTCTAGCCGCTACGCAGGGGATGCCTGCATAAAACGCCCAATTGCGTTGAAGGTATTTATGAAATTATGGATCAAAATTCATTGCTTGTAAATATTCAATGACTGCTGACGAACTAATTGCACAAGGTAATCTTTACCGATCTCAACATCAACCATCACAGGCGTTGCAGTGTTATGCACAGGCCTTTCTGGCAGATCCAAATTCATCTGCTGCCTGGAATAACTATGGTAATGTGTTGCGAGAATGTGGACAACCACATCGCAGCATACCTTTTTTGCAGCATGCTTGCTTGTTGGATCCCAAAGGAACCACAGCGCCATTCAATTTGGCTGTGAGCTATCTGGCCATGGGCAACTTGGCACAAGGATGGCAACAGTATGAACACAGATGGAATTTTGAACATTTGGCTGGCACCCTTCCCAAATTCACACAGCCTCGATGGACTGGTCAGAATCTTCAAGGCAAACACATCTTGGTACTGGGCGAACAAGGGCACGGCGACAACATTCAATTTTCAAGATATCTCTATAATCTGCATGTGATGGGTGCAGAGATTACACTGCTGACAACTTTGGGCCTACAGTCATTGTTTGAAGGCAGTGCTGTGATCAACAAAGTGATCACTGATGTCGGTCAAGCGGGTAATTTTGACTTTTGGACACCTTTGCTAACCATTCCAGGTATCCTTGGGGTAACTTTAGAAAATATGCCACAAGCTGTGAGTTACATCACACCAAGAACAGATCTATATCAACAATGGCAACAAAGGTTAGGAGCAAAAAATCGCATGCGAGTAGGTATAGCCTGGAGTGGACGCCAAGATAATTGGCTCAATGAACACAAAGGCATGAGTTTCCAGCAAGTTCAAACGTTGATTGAAAAGAATCCACAGGTACAGTGGATAAATTTACAAATTGATGCCACTGCACAACAGCAAACACAGTTAGAGAGTCAGGGTGTGATGATTTGGCCAGGCACAATCAACAACTTTGCTGACACTGCAGCTCTGCTGGCGCACTGCGATTTGGTGATTTCCGTAGACACAGCAGTGGCTCATTTGGCTGCTGCTCAAGGCCGTCCTACCTGGCTGATGTTGAATTGGTTTGCTGCATGCTGGCGCTGGTTCACTGAACGTTCAGACTCGCCTTGGTATCCTACCATGAGAATTTTTAGGCAACCCGTACAAGATGATTGGCCGTCTGTGATTGCCAAAGTCACACAGTATTTGAACTGGTTCAAAGTTTGATCACAACAGTTTGGCTATTTGTTTGCTGAGCTCAGGATCACGTGCAGCATCCTGCAGATCACCGGGCTCAATGGGTCGATGGCCTGAGATCTGCACTTGTTCGTTGCGTTCAAAACGCTGTATAAACGATTCAATGCCCGCTGCACCATCAGCGTCAATCATGATGTTGCCTTGTCTAACCACTGCATGATCAGCTTGACCTGTTTTGGCCCGCAACAGTACTTCAATATCGCCGCCATAACGCATCTGCAAGGCCTGAGCAAACACCACACAGCCACCGTCAAACGGTCCTGATCCTGTGGCTGTGACCAACAAATCGTAGATGCGGTTACGATTGCGGCCAGGCCAGCGTTCATTCACAATGGTGTGGATTTTCATTGCATTATTTATTGGCTGCTGGCACAGCGGGCACTGTGGCGGTGATACCATCCTGCTGCAATGCCTCGGCCACAGTGGTCACAGTGCAGTTTGGGCCGACGTTGTCCTGTTTGTGATTTGATTCTGCGTGCCAGCACTTCAGGATCAACTTTACGTCCTGTCATTTTTTCACGCAGTTTTTGTTTTTGTTCTTCGCTCATTGGCACACCTTTGTTATGTGCCACTTGCTTGCCCTTCTTGGCTTCGCTGATTCGCTGGCGTGTTTCTTCTGAAACTACTTTACCATATCGTGGGTTATTAGATCCTTTGTTTGCTTCAGAATTTTTACGACGATGTTCTTCTGTTTGAACTTTTCCTTTATTTTTTCCAATATTGCCTTTTCTAATTTTTTCTATTTGTTCTTCAGATTTAGGCTTGCCTTTCCAATAATCACTTATTTTTTTATTTGACTCTGCGGTTGGAACAACATATCCAGCAATGTTTTGATTGATCCAGCGAGCATCTTCTAATACTCCACAGCGTCTAAGAACTCTGGTTTCCCAGTTGCTTGCTTGTTCTTTAGTTTCAAATGTCCTGCGTATTTCTACATCGAAGCTATCGGTACCAGTTTCTTCAATTAGTTTTTGTACTCCTGGACTACTTGTGAAGTAATGTTTCCATAAATCTTCTTGTGGGTCTACTTTATTAGCTGAACGGTAGCCGTAATAGACTTTACCCGTTGGTCGATGTTTGATTAGATAGGTATAAGGTTTCACATTGTTATTTAGTTTGAGAGTGCAATTTCGCTAAACAACTGTAACATTTTTAGAAAAAACAGTCAACAAAAAAGGGCCTTGCGGCCCTTTTTTGAGTTTGATAAACAAACGTTGTAGATCAGCTGAAAGACAAATTGCTCACGGCAATTTCTCCTACGTAATCTCCGGCATTGCCGAAAGACGATGCAGTGTTTGTCAATTCTATGTAGCCATATCTTGTCATGAAGCTCACAACTGGTTCGAATGTTGTTGGATCCAGAACAACACCACTGCTCATCAACGGAATGTATGGGCAGTAGAATGCTGGAGCGTCAGCTTCGGAGCTACCTTTGTAACCAACCAGCACAGGAGTGGTGTCAGCAGCATAGCTGTCAACAAACACTCTCATAGAGCCGTTCAGTGTACCAACAAACTTGGTGTTGGTAGGAGCTTCAAAAGTACCTTCGGTGGTACGAGCAAAAGCTGATGTGGTAGCACTTTGCAGCACGGTGAGGGCAGCAGAGCTGACCACTGCATAGTTACCAGCACCACGACGTGTACGCTGAGCAATCAGGTTAGCAACACGGTTGATCAGAACAGCCAGTGCGGCGTGCTCGTCACCAACGAATGTGGCTGTACCGCTTACGGTAGCCTGGTTGTATGTGAACTCAGTAGATGCCAGTGAGCGCAGGCTCAACAGGATCTCTTGGTCAATTTCAGCTGTGATTTCTTGTGCCAGAGCAGCCATGATTTCTGCTTCAACGTCAATGCCATGCATGGCTTGTGCGTCTTGCGCAGCTTCAAATGTCCAGCGAGCTTGCAGCTTGCGGGTCTTGGCTTCAACAGCTTGTTTCAGGATCTGCACGGAAATTTGCTTACCGCCAGTACCTTCCATGGTAGCTGTGTTACCACCAGTGTAAGCAGTGGCTGTACCAGTTCCTTGAGGAACAGTAGAGTATGCTGTAGCAATGGTGAATGGGCTCAGTGCTTCTTGACCAGCTGTTACAGAAGTAGCAGCAGCTGAACTGTCAGTCAGGCTTTGAGCATAACGCACACGCAGAGTGTGGATCTGACCCACTGGTCCAGTCATGGGCTGAACGCCAACCAACTCGTTAGCAATAACGGTGGGCATCACACGACGGATCACTGGCAGAATCACACGGTTCAGTGTGGCAATGTTACCAGATGCGGTACTACCGCTGCTGGCGTTCTCTTTGAGGTACTTGCGAGTGTTCTCAAGGATCACACTCATGGAATTGCGCTTGGTGCCGTTCAAACCTTCAAGCAGAGCTTCTTTGGTCTCGCCCCAGCGACTTTCAAGTAGTTCTTGTGACATTAAAGTCTCCTATTTTCTTAAAATCACAGTCCTGCCAGACGCTTCAGATCGATCACATTGCTGCGATTGTCTTCGGTAGCTGCTGTTTGGTTTGGAACTGTCTTATCACCAGTAACTTCGGTGACCGATTCAGCAATCACTTTACGGGCTTTTGCTGAACGATCTTCCAGCACTGCTGGTAGATACTTTTCAAAAGCTGACTTCAAACGGTTGGTTTGAACGCTTTCGAGCAAATTACGCATGATTTCTTGCTTGTCTTTGTTGAGTGGACGCAGCAATTCATCCATTGAGCTTTGACGCTCATTGGTTTCACGGATCATACGCAGTTCGCGTTCTTTAGACTCAACAAGCACTTTGGCTTTTTCGCTGAGTTTGATTGCTTCGGCCAGACGACGGTCTTTGTGAGCAATCATTGCATGCAGTTTGCGAACTTCGGCTTTCTCATTGAGATGAGTAGCACCAAATTCTGCTGCATATGCTTCAAAAATTCTACGTCCAAAGTTGTTCTCGCGAGCAACACGGATGTCTTCTTGAAGTTGTGTGAGTTCGGCCTTGAGATGACGGCTAACAGCTTGACTCATTTTGGCGCTGGATTCTTTGATAAATCTAGCACGCAATGATTCTAGTTTTTCACGAGCTTCGCGAACAAGACGCACTTTGGTTTCTACCACGTCACGCTTGTCTTTGCTAAACTCTGTGATTTCTTTGGCAAGAGCACTGACCACAAAGCCTTCCAGCTTTGACAGTCCTTCTGCATGCATCTTGCGGTCTTTACGCAGTTCACCAATTTCCTCTGCCAATTTGGTCACCAAGAAGTTGTTGAACTTGGTGGCGCTTTCTTTCATTTTGGCTTGGAAACGGACACGATCTTCAGCCAACTGCTGCTTTTCAGCTGCGATTTGACTTAGTTCGGTCTGCAAACCTTCTGTTACCATCTTATCTAGGGCTTCAACCATGACTGATTTGTCATGCTCGTAGCGTTTTGCGAATTCCTCACGGAGTTCAACACGCACTGATTCACGAGCTTCGTCCAGTTTGGCTTCCCAAG